TATTACCCTTATGTCTTGATGCTGCTGCTGCACCTGCTGGTGAGAAGATTACAATATCTTCAGTACATTTCATAGGACGATAATTCGCTAGTAAGTAACCAGTAGTCTTATCTTTTTTCCATATAAATTCATACTTAAACCAATCTAGGTTAGATGATATTAACATAGAAGTAAATGGTTGATCTGCAAACAAAGCAATTACACCATGTTTCTTGTTAATTATTCTCTTGTAATGTTCCCACAATTTATCAAGTGGAATTACAGAATCCCACTTACATTTAGTGGTACCATAAGGAAGATCGCAAAGAATCAGATCAACTGAATCCTCTGCGATATTATTCATCTCTACGAGACAATCTCCATGATATAGTTTAACCAACTATAACATCCTCCAAACACTTATACACATAGTCAATATATTGTACCACAGTTTCTTCTACAAATCCAGTCTCATACCAGTTAACAACTTTACCATTAACTTTCTTACTACGTCTTCTACCAGTAAGAGAAAATCTACTAACTTTATCAGCAAATCCTTGAGTTACATTACATGTATTAACCAAATCTTGTTTGATATCTATACAATAACCAACAAGACCAAATTTAATATTATCATGTAATTGTGACTTACAAGAGATCATAATGTTTCTAATTACTGCTCTCTTAAGTGTATAAAATGGTTTGTCAACCCATGCTCTATCTTCCTGTAAATAAGCATACTTACCATTTACTTTAACGTGTTGATCTAATCTTTCATCACCTAATCCTTCATGGTCTGATTTAAGATAACCTTTACCCCACTCTATGTTAGTATCAGGGTATCTATTTTGTAGGTCTTTGATGATAAGTTTTAAGGTATGTTCCGACCATTCTTCTAATTTTGGTCCACTATAGTTCTTAAGTGGAACTCCTCTTAATCCTTCACCATTTGTGAATTGTTCTGTCAACAATTCTGTTGACTGTTTAATAACTTCGAGTGTCATGTTGAAAGTCCCTAATGGGGTTTGAAATTTGACTCTCTTAATATAGTCTATTTTACTGTGATATGGGGGAAATAGTAGACTGTTTGTCTACTGTCATATCATTTCTTAAAGACACCTAATTTAACTAAAATAAACATAGTTACTATAGTCCAAATTATTATATAAGATAAATTCATTATGTTGCTAATTGCAATTTTTTAATGATATCTGATAATCTATCCATTACATCTTCATACGCTTCAACAGATAGAATTCGATCTTTTTTTGCTTTAATTTCAAGATCTTGAATATATGATAAGAAAGCATCCTTTATTACCTGCTTTTCGTTATCATCTAGTAGGATACATTCTGGTAATTGGATGTTCATCTTCTTAAGGATGGTAAGTAATCTAATACAAGTTGTCTAACTTGCATTAATTCGTTATAACATTTCTGATTATGTGCACAACTACGCAGATGATTGTCTGGTTTATGTACACTTTCTATGTAAATGTCCAACCCCCGATTCCATTTAGCATCAGGAGTTTCATCATCTTTTATTGTATTTTGATCTTTCATTTATGATTGTGTTGTATAATCAATTTCTGCCCCATCTAATGAAGCATCATCATAATCGAGTTCTATATCTTCATCTTCATCATAGAAAGATTCTGGGAATAATCCAGGAGATACGTGTGATATATCCTGTCCAACTATAGTTTTTAAGTTCCCCATCTTTCTTCCTCGGTAAAAGATTGATATTTTCTAATGTTTTCCTTGGGACGATAATTGTTATTTTTATCATCTCTAAATTCGGATCTATTTAATCCTCGTTGACGTTTATCTCTTAGTGATTTGCCTGGTGAGGAATATCCTCTTTCAGCACCACCTCGTCTAAAAGTCTTGCCCATGTTTTTGGAAAATCGAACAACAAATGAACTGTAATTTATATAGGTTACACCTCTGGTTGTCGATAGATTGTATCAGTAGTATTTGCTACACTTTTACGAAGTAATTCGGATTGGACTACATTGACCTCTTCTTCCTCGATTTCGGTAATTGTACTTTTTGAAACTGTTAGTTCATCAAAACAAAAACCACTACCTTGCAAGAAGTCACCAATATACTCTACAGCATGATCTAAATATGATGCTTCAAACTCTTTAGTTGTCGTTGCACCGTCTTCGTCTATAGATTGTAAATAAAAACTTGGCATTTATCTTGCTCAATTACTTTATGAGTATAACACGTTTCTCATCAGTTGTCTATAGTATGTGCCAGTACATACATTGACCTTTTTTTTACCCGATTTGATAATTATACATTTTTAAATAGCGTAATTGAAATTTAATACCATCCTAAAACTAGCATCAGTACAAGTAGTACCAGTATGTCTCATAGATGTAGGAAAAGTAACGAATCTATTTGCTTCTGACGTTACTATTGTACCATCTTCAAACTTAGTATATCCATCATTAGTATTCATATAAAGAATAGATGTTCTGAAGTATGGTCTATTATCTGTTATGTCTATATGATATCCGTGCTCTATTATATTCTCTGTTCTATGAACTATATTACCTTTAACTTTATGCAAACTAGACATACCAGATGCAATTATCTTAGTGAATACTGGATCTAATGACTGTAAGAATGATGATGTAGGTACATTATTATCATAAAAGCGATGTACCATTTGCGTATTCCAATCAGGAGCAAGGGTATCATCGCTATTTACTATTGTACTTAAGAACCAAGGGAACTCATCTTTCAATAGTGTAGTTTTTAATTGTTCAAAATCTGAGGGATCTAAGTAATCCTCAGTCACATCAATTTTCATAATAAAATAATATTATTTTAACTAGGTTTCGTTGGCCAAGTAACATTTTCTAGTCTACCTGTTGTTGCATTTATTGTAGCACTAGGAGAATTTGCTGGTAAATCTCTTAATGCTTGTCTATAAGTCTTCCACTCATCAGACATAGTAACATCAGAATTTGCCATCCAGTCAGATTGTAGTAAAAGTTTATCTCTTCTACCTCTTATCTTCATCTTTGGCCATTCGGCATCAATTAGTGCATTTAATTGTGTTACTTGAGCATCAGTTAATGTTGGTTGTAAAACTGCATTAGCATTAATATCAACAACAAAGTCCTTGATACCCATTTTCATTAAACAGTCACCAATCGGTTTAACTATTACTCCATCTGTTTGGTCTGCCATAATTACCTCCTTAGTGCTTACCTAAACGGAATATACCAACGTTGAGGAATCCTCTCATTCCACCACCGTCGTTGTCTCCTTCACTCCAGTAAGAATTACATCTTACGTCTATATTTTCTGAAGAAGTGCTTGTCTTATTCCAATACCAAGCATGAGATCCAGCAATACGATATGTTTGAATACCACCTTCTTGTCCTCTCATTTGAGAACCTAACTGTGATCCACCAACATAACATCTAACCGCCCAACCATCCCAGTCTGAACTAGGATAGTTACCACTTTGGTCAGATGGAGTATAACCTGCATGAATAATATATGCACCAGGTTGATCTGTACTTACACTTGCACTTGTTTGTGTGTTATTACCACTAGAACTTGCGTCAAGATTATTATTGTACAACTGAGAGGCATTCTCTCTAGGTCCAATTAGTGCCATTATCAGGATACCTCCGTAAGATTAAACTTATACTTTTTACCATTTCTCCTATTTATTAGGAAAAGATCTGATTCACCCTCTTGAATAGTGTAGGAACCCCAAGTCCCATCCACATCATTACCACCAGTAATTTTTTCGTTAGATAAATCTAAGTCACTTGTGTATATGTTATTCCATCTATTAGAAGTTGATCCTAAATCAATAGTTCCAACAGTAGGAGATAAATTATCTGCTGCTAACGTGACTGTGTTACCACCAGAATGAGCTAAGGCATCAGCACTTAATCCAGCGTATGTACCTCCACCTGGAGATAATAAACTTCCTGTCAAAGTAAAGTTACCTGTACAGGCAGTATTACCACTTAAAGTAGGTCCAGTAGTACCACCTTTATCTTTTATAGTATCGACATTAAGTGTTGACATTTTTTACTACGTTTTTAAATATTTATAAGTTAATGAATCCAAAGTTCCCAAGAGTTTGTATACCTATACTCTCTGTAGGCATCAGTAGTTCCCCATATTATATATGGATCAGTTGTTGTCTCACCACTAAAAGAACCAGAAAGAATAGTTTGAGAGTGTGACTGGTTTCCACTTGTCAAGTTACCTGGATCTATGATTAACATACTATTACTAAAATTACCACTTGAATCACCATCCCATATAACTGCCCAGTATCCAGATCCATTATTCTCATAAGGATTATTGTTTATGATACCACTATAGTTTTGGTTAAATGAACCAAAGTCAGCAGTATCATTACCACCCGATACATAACTAGCATTATAACGTACCCTAGTTAGTTTAGGTAACATAATCCTAATAGTTGATAATGAGTTACCACCATTATGACTCTGGTTTCTACCTATTCTATGAGTACCAGAACTAATAGTAGAGTTAGAAGTAGAGTCTACAGAAGAATTATTAAATGCTGGTATTATACTAGATGGTGAACCATAGACTGTATAATCTATTGTTGAGTTGTTAGCACCAAATACAGTATTATCAAATTTTACCCAACCAGTATCACCACTACCATACCTATCAGTAGGATCAAAATCCATTTCATAAGCAGTTGAACCAATTGTCATCCATATCTTATCTCCAGTAAATCCGTCTGCTGCTGCCTGTTTAGCAGAAACTGCTGGATTATCTTCACTAGCACCTGCTATTGCTGGTACAGAAGTTCCATCATCTACAAAAGCATATCTAAGAATTACTACACCTGAACCTCCAGATCCACCTGTCTGATTATCTTCTCCACCTCCACCACCTCCAGTATTAGGGAGACCATTTCCAGGATCTAGGTTAGGACTTTGACGACCACCTATACCACCTCCACCAACACCACCATTACCAACTGTTGCATTACTTTCTACACCACCTCCACCTCCACCAGCGAGGTATCTTTGACCACCACTTGACTGTCCAATATTACTATCTTGAAATGGATTAGGTAAACCAGCACCACCAGCACCCGCTTGGTTTTGATTAGGTGCACTTTCTCCTACTGCTCCAGCACCACCTCCTCCACCTTGAGGATAGTTACTACCACCTAATCCTGTTCCACCTGCAAATCCCTGACAATTTGTACCTGCACCTGGATTATTACCACCCTGTCCTGTTGAACCTGATCCAGATCCACCTGGTCTTCCATTACTAGCACTCCATCCAGGTCCACCACCGCCACCTTCAGAAACTATACCATTCCAACTTGAATCTCCTCCATCACTAGCATTTGAACCAGAAGAACTACCACCATTTCCACCAGCACCTACTACTACAGGATAAGTTCCTGCTGTAACAACCATAGATGCTTCAGCAGCACATCCTCCTCCAGATTGTGCACCAGTTTTATTAGTTCGGAAACCACCAGCACCACCACCAGCACCAACGTCTCCTCCTCCACCTCCACCGCCACCACCGACGACTAGGTATTCTACGTTGACACCTGTTGCTGGAGATATAAATGTGAAATCTGTACTACCAACTGTTTTAAATATATGATACTTATATCCACCTGCAAGAAGAATAGTACCTCCTTGTGCATTTGGATTGACTACTGTTTCTCCTTCAATCTCAGCAGATTCTACTAATGCTGTCCACTCAGTTCCATCATATCCTTCTAATACTTCTACCTGTCTTGCACCATAAAAATTTGTGTTAATCCTTACCATACCAGCAGTAGGATTCGCTGGTCTCTGAGCAGAATTACCTTTAGGAAATATTATCTGTGCTTGAGATCCAGCACTATTATCTACAGCGAGTGTTCCTTGAATATTTAAATGAGCACCACTAGGCATACGAATTCTATAATCCGATTCCCTTGCTGCATCTAGTTCGTTAACAATTAATGTGCTCATTTTAGTTTAAGAAATTAATGTATCCAGATTGTCCACTCGTTAGTATATCTATACTCACGATAAGCATCAGTAGTACCCCAAATAGCAAATGGTGGAGCACTTACTGATCCTCTCTGACCACCAAATGATAATACAGAAGTATTTTGAGAGTGAGAGTTATTACCACTTGTCAAATTACCTGGGTCAGTAATAAGCATATTACTACTAAAATTACCACTTGTGTTACCATCCCATATTACCATCCAATAACCAGATCCATTATTTTCATAGGGACTATTATTTACAATACCATTAAAGTTTTGGCTAAATGAACCAAAGTCAGCACTATCAGCACCACCAGATACATAACTAGCAGAATACTGAACCTTAGTTAGTTGAGGTAATTGAACTCTAATAGTTGAAAGAGAGTTACCACCACCATGACTTTGTTCTCTACCAATCCTATGTCTACCAGCACTAATAGTATCATTACTTGTACTACTATTACTATTGACATTCCATGCAGGAATTATAGTAGATGGACTACCGTATTCTGTATGACTTATGGTACTATTATTAGTACCAAAGAACTGTCTATCATACTTAATCCATCCTGAATCTCCTGTACCAAATTTATCAGTAGCATCATATTCAAAGGCATATGCTGTAGCACCAATATTAATCCATGCTGTACCAGATGGTAAACCTGCTGCTGCTGCCTCTTTTGCTGAATTAGCAGGGTTTCCAGAATCTGATCCTAATGGACTACTACCAAATTCTTTCCACTCAGCATTAACAGCATCATATGCTTCAAACTTACCCTCTGTAGTATTAAATCTAAAATATCCTGCTTGAGGACTACCTGGACGTTGAGCAGTTGTTCCAGTTGGTAATTGAAATGCACCAGTATGATCCATTTCAACAGCACCCTGCACGTTTAATGTATGACCAGCAGAAATACTAACCTGCTCTAGTGTTGATGCTATTCCTTTTATATGTGATGTTCTAATGCTACTCATGTTAATGTACCCAAATTGACCAAGAGTTAGTATATCTATACTCACGATAAGCGTCAGTAGTTCCCCAAATTACGAAAGGATCAGTAGAAGTTTCGCTACTAAATCCAAGAGGACCAATATCTTGAGAGTGTGACTGGTTTCCACTTGTTAAGTTACCTGGATCAATAATAATCATATCATTATTCCAACTTCCATTATTACCAGACCATATAACTGCCCAGTATCCAGATCCATTATTCTCATAAGGATTATTACCAATAATTCCATTAAAGTTTTGGCTAAATGAACCAAAGTCAGCACTATCTTGTCCACCTGAAACATATTGAGCATCATATTTAACCTTAGTTAATTTTGGAAGACCAATTCTAATCGTAGATAATGAGTTACCACCACCATGACTTTGTTCTCTACCAATCCTATGAGTACCACTACTAATTGTACTATTAGAAGTAGAGGCATTATCAGAAGTATTAAATGCAGGTATTATCGTAGATGGTGAACCATAAACTGTATATGGAATAATAGTATTGTTTGCTCCAAACGTAGCAGCATCCATTTTTGCCCAACCTACATCACCAGTACCAAACCTATCAGTACCATCATATTCCATCTGTACAACCTGACCATGAACAGTCATGTAGATAATACTACCAGTTAGACCATCTATTCCTGCCTGTCTAGCAGAAACTGCTGGATTAGATTCACTACCACCAGCAACTGTTGATCCTCCATCTTCTCCTGCTGCTTTATACGCATACTTAATTATTACTATACCACCACCACCTTGTCCACCAGAAGCGTTAGGGGAGTTTGAAGAGTCTCCTGCTGCTCCACCTCCACCTCCAGCAGATGCTCCACCTCCTCCAGCGTTCCATCTACTACTACCTAAATCTCCTCGTGAACCTCCGACAGGTCCACCACCATTAGTTGCTTGAATACTACTTACGTTAGCACCGTTTCCTCCAGTATACCAACCCGATCCACCATATCCAACCGCAGGACTATTACTACCGTCTCCATCACGTCCTCCACCTCCTCCACCACCTGTGAAGTAAGCAGAAGATCCATTACCACCATTAGCAGCACTACCATTATTAGTACCACCTCCTCCTCCACCAGGAGCAAAATTTGTTCCACTTGCTCCAGCATTAGCGTTAGAGTTGGAGTCACCACCATGTCCTCCATATCCTCCTGTTCCAAATACTGCGTTAGTTCCACCATAAGAGTATGATGTACTACCACCTATTGTTCCTGTACCACCTGAAATATTTGTCGAACTACTATAATTTCCATTAATAGCACCAGTTCCTTGTCCACCTGTTGCTAAAAATATTTGTCCACCTATTGTTACAGATGAGTTACCACCTGCACCCGCAGCAGATGAATTACCTGAACTTGCTTTACCACCTGTTCCACCACTACCTACAGTTATTGCATAATTTCCACCAGTAAAAGGTACTTTAGCATAAACTAATCCTCCACCTCCACCACCAGGAGATCCAGAGTTGGCACCACCGCCACCTCCTCCTCCACCGCCACCAACTACCCAAATTTCAGCATCTCCACCATTACCAACAGCAAATACATCGGTGCTAGTAAATGTATGAGTTTTATAGATACCACTTGTAGCAACTGTACCACCTGTTGCTATCATATATGCAGAAGTAGACCATGTAGTAGTACCTCTTCCAATATAAAATTCAAAATTAGCAAGATCTGAAGACCATCTAACACTACCTTCTAATGGTACACTAACCCTTGCCGCTTTATCACCTGCTGGCATAGGCATATATTGTTGATTATTAAGTCTCAGATCACTTTTTAATGATAATATAGAATGACCATTAATCTTTGTTGTAAATCCAGGAGACAGACCTTGTATGTTGGCAACTCTTAATTCTATTGCTGACATCTATCTTATACTCCACGCTCCACCGTTTTCTACCGTAACGGTGAAACCGTTTGAAATTGTTATAGGACCAGCACTCATACCGTTAGCAAATTCTGCACCAGCAGTAGGTCCAACTGTAAGATTTTCTGCAATTGTTGTAGGGTTTGTTCTTATAATACTATCACTACCTAAAGCAGGACCACCACCAGATATAGCAGACCATCCTGCCGATCCAGTACCATCATCTGCTTTGTAGATTTCAGCAGAATCGGTATCAGTATTAAATCTAATAGTTCCAACAGAAATACCTGTAGGTCTTTGTGCTTGTGTTCCTGCAGGAACCCTAAAAACACTATTAGTATTTAAAAAACTAAGTGTAGTAATAATTGCTTCTGTTGATGTGGAAATTTGATTTCCACTAACTCTTGAAATTGCCATGTGCCTCTAAGTCCTCCGTTATTATTTAGATAGGCAGTTCCAGAATATGAACTGTATCAGTTGCTAATGGGGCATCTCCAGAAGAGAATACAACGTTTGCACCGTTAGTATCAACTGTATAGTTTGTACCTGCAATTTGTACAACACCATTAAGTGATACTAATAATGAATCGTCAGTATGTTGTATGCCACCTGCATATGTACTAACTGCGAATGTTAATGTTGATCCATCACCAGTATATGTTTTAGTAATATACTTATCAGATGAAACACCACCTCTACCAGTAACAACTAAGTCACCATCAATTCTTACAGAACCATCGACATTAATTCGATATGTAGAACTAGGTGCAATACCAATACCAATATGTTGTTTACCAGTAAAGGTTTCAATATCAATTTGTCCTGTATCAGTTAAACCAAACTCTTTCCACACTTGACCATAATATATCCAACCTAATGATTTACCTGGTGCCCAGTTAATGTTATAAACTAAATCTCCATCAGCAGGTGTATCATAACCTGTAATATTAGAGAAATCAGGTAGTCCACTTGCATTTTCTGGTGCTAGTAGAGTCTGCTTAATAACAGTACCATCTTGGTTATAGTAAGATATTTTCTTCGCTTGTATATTATTAGTGGAAGTAACTAAACCTTGGAATGTAACAGGACCAGCGAATATAGATTCTAACTGGTTAGATGCTCCACCAATAACTGTTAGTTTATCAGTCAATACCAACTCTGAGAAGGTCTCAATAGTCGTGTTCTCTTCACCAATAACATTTAACTGTGCAATATCTTCGTTTGTAATCTGACCTGTAACTGGGTTAATAACCTGATTACCAATAAACAGATCACCATTAGAGTTAAGACCAGAGTAGAAAGCAACACCTGCTTCTTCCTTAATAGACTGAGAGAACTTAATCTGGTTTTGTGATAGAGTTTCAACCTGTGTTTGAGGGAAAGCAGTTGAGTAGTTACCTGGACCAAAACCGAGATACTCAAACGTATGATTACCTGATCTTAGAATTGAGTGTCGTCTAAACTCTACATTAATAGGAGCGACAGTACCATCATTATTTTCTCTGACGTTAATCTTTCTTGCTTCCTCATCACCTGCACGTGCAGTTAATTCTATATTAGATAATCTTGCGTTAACAGAATCATAGTTAGGTGTAGTACCTGGTTGTGTCCATCCAGTATCAGTTAGTAAGAATTCAGTTGCTTCCTTAGTAATTGATCTCTTAGGATCTAAGTTAGGAGTTGGTGTAGCACCATCAGTTGAGTTAACTAATCCAATAGTTTGGTTGTCGGCAACTGAGACAGAAGCAACAGGGTCAGCAACAGGGTTGTCTCTGTCAAAGGTTGGATAAACTTCGTTGACGTTTTGAGAGAACTTTCTGTCATTAAAGTTTGAAGTTGTTGGAGCAATAGACGCACAAAGGAGTGTAAGGTAGAATATTCCATCGTTAACACCTCTCTCGAATGCTTGAACAAGTTCAATATTATAAATGTAGAAACATTTGGATAATGAATATGATGTAGTATCACTATTCAAAGGTTGCATTACATAACCAGAGATAGGATCTCTTGGTAATGGATTAGTTTTATCCTTATCAATTACAAATCTTACACGATAAGTTCTGTCATCCAAATCTCTTGGGTCAGGAATTCTCTTAAGGAATGTAGTTGGTGTAAAGTTAACTGTATTGTAAGTAGTATTAGTTGAAAGTGTTGTATAAATTGCGTTATTAGTAGAACTTACCGATAGATACCAACCACCTACAGTATCAGCAATACCGTTAATTGTATATGTTGAAGCATCAAACTGTAATGGAGATCCAGCAACACCAGCATCTATACCTGATACACTAGGTCCATATGGTGAGATAGATGCAGATTGTACAGTTGCTTCAGATGCTCCTTGAGCAACAAGTAGACAGTTAATTTTATCTGCTACTGCACTTGCACCAGTACCATCTTGTCTAGCACCGATTGTATAACCCTGCACTCTAGTTGTTGGTGGTGATGTCTGAACTGTATATCCATAAAGGTACAATCTTGTTCCAGGAGTACCACCCTGACCTGCTAATGCAGCGTTAATTGTTTTAGTTCTTGGAATATCTATGTTAACCCAGTTAACAGATGTTTCTTCACCAAAGATAACATTACCGTTAACAGCAGCAGTATTATTAGCAGATAAAGTTATAACTCTTGTATTTGTATTAACGTTACCAACTGTAGCTCCAGTTGCTATACCAGTTCCAGTAACAGTCATACCTTGGATGACCCCGTTAACTGACCCGTCATTAGTTAAAGTAATTGCTGCTGCACCAGTAGCACCAGTAGCAGTTGTTGAAATAACATTAAGTGCTTTAGGTGGAATAATATGTGTTATAACACCTGATTTATCTTTAGAGAATGACTTCTTCTTAAATCCAGCAGATCTAAGTGCAATACTACCAAAGTTACTATTACTGTTAGTAATAGACATGTCAGCACCATTAAGTGCTGTAAAGTGTCCTTGGAATCCAACAGCGAACACAGAAACTGCCTGAATAAACGCATCATTAGATGCTAATATATGTCTATGCCCCCAAGTCTTACGATATTCAGCAAAACCATCTAGGTGAGCACCATCTCCAGCAGTTGCCACATCATAACTACCAGTTGATTGATTGTATCTTACAAATGCTCTATCATCTTTCTGTAGTGATAGTCCAGTAAACTGAGCAACAACCATAGATTTGAAACCAGT